CAGTCTGTAGACTGTTCTCTACATGACACCATTCACACCACATGGTTATGTTCCTCAGCATATTTAATCATTGTATCCTTAGCTGATAGATACCTGAGTGAATCATGTATAATACTCCATGCTTTATCACTATCTTTTTTTGTCTTTATATCATTAGTTAAGAATATTATACTTCTTCTTATTAATTCTATTCTTGTCGCGATAGCTCCGTTTAGCATTTCTTTAGGGACTACTACACGTGGCTCCGTGTCGGGATGACGTTTTATGTTTTCTCCCGTTTCGTCATGTTCTGATATGCTCATTATTCTACCTCATAACAGCACACGCACAATCCCTTATAGGAATTTATCGCTTGATATTGTGTCATTTCGTAATTGCATTTTTTACAATTATATGTTGTTTGTTGTTTTGACATATACTTACAACTATAACCTAGTATATAAGAACTACTATCATTATTTATGCTTAATAACTCTTTTTCGGGATTTTTGTAGAGCTTTTTTAATTCCCGTTTAGCACTTTCCCAACTCATTAAACCACCCATTTTAAGCCTCATAATAATGTGGAAATTCTGACATATTACAAATAGGACAATAACCTATTTCACTTTCATAAACTGTATAGCATATTTCACATTCGGTAGTTTTCATTATTCAGCATCCTCTAAAATATATTCTTCTAATGCCTGTAAGCGGAGATAAGAATTGTTTATTTGTTTTGTTATCTTTTCAAACTGCATTCTTATATATTTTTTATGATAGTCTCTCATTTATTCCACCTTTCTAAATTCATATGATGTAAATGTCCTTCTATCTTTTTTAGAATATTTGTACTGTCATCTATTGCGTGTTCTATTTGGCTTGTAGCATCTACTAATGAATAAAGCGCATATGCAATTAAATATGTATCTAGTTTACATTCTTCACTTTCTAGTGCATGGTCTGCCAATTCGTGTAGCTTATCAAATTTAGAATAATTCATTTATTCACCTTTTATGGCTTTTAACATATTCTCAAATTCTACTTCAATTTCTTCCTCAGTTTGAAAGTGTTGTTTTAACTGAGTCCAGTCTATACTATGAAAGCTAATCATATCACCCCAAAATCCATCTATATCATAATACTCAGATTCTAACATATCTTTAATATAATCAACATCTTCTATAGATTCAGGGTTGTACCACAAATTAACTAACCATGTTTCTCTATTTGTCCATCCATTATAAGACATTATTCTTCCTCACTTGAATCTTGTTTAAAGTATTCTGGCAATGCTTCTCTAATATGCATATCTAAATCTATATAATCAATATCATATCCGTCCTTACATATAGTAACTGTTAGTTCGTCGCCATAACTATCAGTTTCTAGTATTGGTTCGTCGCAATACATATGTATATCCTCATATAGTATATATTCTCTTAATTGCTCTATGAATGCGTTTAACATTTCATAGGCTTGTTGCTTGCTTATATCTGTCTTTTGACTTTCTGACATATACCTACATTGTAGAGCTTGCTATATATAATTTTCTATAGATGTTTTTATGTACTTTCTTGTGAGTAAACAGTCAAAAACGCGTAGCTACTCACTTTTGGGTACTACAGGCCATGTATTTAACCCATAGGAAAAGTGCCAAAAATGGCCCTCCCATAGCCTTATATATGATATTGTATGTCTTAAAGTATGTCAAACAACAAGAAGACACAAAAGAAGCAAGCTAAACCTAACAAGTTTACTATACTCTCAATCGAAGAGCGAAACAACATGAGTCTTGATGAACTAGAAGAACATTATACTCATTACCTAAAGAAACAATCTAACTACTACGAAAAGTATAAAGTTATACAAACATATAACAAGTATACTACACAGATACTAGAAGTTAAAAGACAGATTGAAATAGAAAAAGAGTGGAGAAAAAAATGATTAAAACCGTTACAATCAAGCTTGGCGCCACTACTCCTACCGCAAAGAACTTCGAGTCTGCTAGAGCCGATATAGAAACTACATACAGCATTCCTGATGATGTTGCAATGGACCTAGAGAAATCTATGGATATGCATGATAAAGAAATGAGACGTGCAAAGATATTCCTTACGCAAGCGTTAAGGGCTGTTAAAGATGAACTGGATGGTAAAGATGGCCACTAGGATGGTACAGGTTAATTCGCTTGCTGTTGCAAATAGATGGCTAAGTCAAATGAAAGAGGACTATCACCCTAATCATCACAAGAGATTGGGCATATGGGAAAGACCTAGACAAGGATATGGCAGGAAAGGCTACACTCATACTGATAGTATGATATATATTGTAGGCCATTCCAAAGCCGTAGAAATCAAAGTAAGTCACCTAGGTAAACGTATAGCTTAACCTTTTAAGGACGGGACTTATTACCACTTATGGAGAATAGAGTCGTAGGAGAGCTACGGACGAGCTTAGGTTTCTCGTGGACTTTCAACAAAAATTTTGAGAAACTAACGGTTGGGCTACATTGAACACTCCAGCTAAGTACATTGTTATTCAATGCCCTAAATGCTATGCATATAGAGCAGGAGAAGACAAACATAAATCATGGAAATGCTACCGATGTAATTATAGTATGAATAGAAAGAACACTAGAATACAAGGAAGACCAGACAACCCTGCTGAAGTTATGGAAATTATTAGATTACTAAAAGAAGATAAGATATAAGTCACACACACCTTTGTTTCCACTGGAACTTTCTACTAATGTATAAAACAACCACAGACGATTCGACGGCTTATTAGTATATCTAATAATATTGTTAGATATATATTATATTCTCCAGTGGAAATGAAGGTGTCTGTGTCTATCTATCAGTAGGTTCTTTTAATATATCGATAAACTCTTGGAAAGTTACTTTTGATTGTCCTACTTGATATGTTGTTTTGATAGTTTCTTCAAAACTAATTTCGTAATTGACAATTGTTTTAATGTCATCTTTAGGTAAAGAAGGTAAATCAAATTTTATTAAATCTCCTAAATCTAAATTGTCATGGTTAGCTAAAGACACCACATAACTTACTGTTGGTTCTTTGAAATTATTCAACACTGAATACGCTACATTCTCTAATTCATTTTTATCACTAGAGGGATATGATAAGAAATTGCCAATCACTCCATATTTTGTCTGACTTCCAAAGTCCTCTAACTGTGCAAAAATTGTTTCATCATCTTTACTTACTACTGTAATTGCATTTATGATTCTTGTCGTGTCAATCTGAGACACAACACTTTCATCAACGATATTTTTATTTTGCTCAGACAAAGTAACTGCAGGGTATGCTAAATTGTAATCAGGGTCAGGTAAAAAGAAATCCATAACTGTACCATCACGAATCGCATATTGCCACTGTTTGATTGTATTAACTGGGTGTCGGTCATCATTTACTAAAACTTTCATTTCATTAAAACAAGCATCAATAAATTCTTTTCTAGTTTTCCATCCAAACAAATCCATGTTCTTTGTAATAAATATACCTGAGCCACGAGTTAATCTGGAAACGTCTATACCTTTGTAATCACACGCCCTGGCTGCTGCAAAGTACAAATCTTCACCTATGTAATCTTGTGCATCGAATTTTACATATTGAGATTCTGCAAGAAATGTAGTGTAATCTAAAGCAGTAAATGTAGAAACTGTGTTTCCTGGATTTATATTTTTAATAATACCTATAAATGTTTTGTCATCATTAAATATATTTTTGTCAGGTATACCGCGCCCAAAATTTACTTCAACTTTAGCTCCAAGCCTACAATGCTCCAAAGCTTCTTTACCAGCAAATGAACAAGTAAACGAGCGTGCGCCATTAACACCATGTTGTATTTTTGCGCCCGTCGTTGTCAATAAAAATATGTCATCAATCTTTACAACTAAATAAAGAGACTCTGGAAATACTTGATTAAAAATACCCATTAACCAATCAACTCGCCTATGATTACAAAATTCAACGATGCAGTGTATTCAGAGGCCATTGAAGGGTCTTTATTGATTGTGCCATCCACTAAACGCATTCTTAATTGTTTATATGCATCACTCGGTACATCTATACTTTTTGCGTCAATTGTGGCCCATTGATACCTGCCCCCTTCAACTAGATTCCATATCTTTCTGTACCCTCTTTGAGAAAGCATTCTAACGTTGATTGTAAGCCCTGGAGTTCCCATCTTAGTCCTTGTGCTACCCACAGGATATAAGTCGCCTCCTAACGCCATTAAACTAGCAATTCCACCTGACCTTCTGATAGTTGAACCTAATAGAGCTATATGATTACCATCAGTCTCTGTGTCAAAATCTAACGTGTTATATTCTTCACTAACAAATTTAACAGTTTGTGTAACAAAGGAAGAGGTTTGATAAGTATGTGAAGATGCCTGTGGCGTTACTCCAGCTTGTCTTACCGCTAATGTTACGACTGGGGCGTTGTCTGCAAACGATGCAATAGGAAGTGTCGGACCATTTACTTTGTAAATCTCAACACCAGCGTCATTTGATTCGTCTACTAAATCTTCATTGACTGTGATTGTATCTGCCGTAACTGCAGACACTGTAAAGAATCCGTTGTTGGCTGCATCTGCTACGGCTCCATTTACCCAAATGGTGTCCCCAGGGACAAATCCACTAGTCAAAAACGAACCTGCCGTATCTCTGTGAATAGTTTTGGCACTAGCGCTAAAGTCTACTTGAATACCTGTTACCTCAACGTAACCTCCCCAAGCATCAGTATTTTTAGCAGCTCTAATTTTGTTGTTGATTATATTCCCGCTTGAGTCTGTTAGTGTATAAACAGCTCCTGCCGTAGCATCGGTAGAATCTAAAGAAGTAACTACAACAAAATCGACTGATTTAAATAAAGCTGAAGTAGGGTCAGAAAATGACTCGGCGTTTGTGTCAGGGTTTGGTGACAATTCAACAAATACTTGTTCATATCTGTCAAAAGTGTTTGAAGTATCCGCCACATCTGAGCCATCAGCAGCTACAGATTTCTTACCATACACTCTAATAACAGTGTTTTCGCAACCTGCAGTGTTACATTTTAACTGAATTGCCTTTGATGAATCATTAAACATACTGTTGTCATTGTCCGTAGGAAACGTTGTAACTGGTGTGCTGCTATCATGCTTGAACTTGTAAGCCCAAAGCTGTTTATCACTACCAATAGGATAACTGTGAGAAGCTGATAAAGTAACGACTGAAAATTCATCGGCATATTTTGCCCTTACTGCAACATCTCTACTTGCTCTCAACACAGCCACAGGGTCAGAGTTGACAATGCCTCTTGATGCTGCTTGAACAAAATCACTTCTAAATCCTTTGTCATCTATAACACATACATTTACATTGTATGTACCTGCTTTGTCATATGTGTGTTTGACAGTAACCGATGAAGCTGGAGCGTCAAGTGTTACAATAGTAAAATCGTTAATGTCCTCACTAGCTGCGCTTCCAGCACCGTCCCAATTTACACCAAATTTCACAAAGTTTTTAGCTGTGCTATCGCTGTCTCCCACAATACCATTTATGGTGAGTGTTAATTCTTGGCCAATTGCAGTGCCTGCAGACAAACTTGCAGTGCATTCCATACGTGCATGAGACACAGCATTACTCATTGTTCTATTTTTTACAGTGTTAACTCCATGTTCGCCTGTCGCAGAATTATCCATTGCATAAACTACTAAAAAATCAGTTTCGCCAGTATCATTCAAAAAAGTTCCACTTATATCGTTGTCTGCTTGTTTAAACACTCCAGTTGAAAATGCATTGCCTGTAGTAATAATAGTTCGATTACTAGAGGTATAATTTACGCCTTCTTTATTATCAACAGTATCAAAGCCATCATGCTTCCAAATAGTTGCAAAACTAGTAACATCAAGCTCGCTCGGCTTTGTGGTCATCGTAACTACTGCACTTCTAAAGTCAGTATCAGCTTCAAGTTTAATAACAGGAGCAGACGGCGCTGGGTCTTCAAAGTGTAATATCATATCAATAAAATTATTTGTAGTTCTATTAGTGTAACCACCTGTAGATGTATCAACTTCAATAAATTCATTTTGGTCTTCTGCCGCAGAATCTTTCCTAATAACAAGATTGAATTTATCACCAAATTTTAAATTTCGAGATTTAAAATAATTTTGTAAATCTAATGTAAAAGTACCAATAGTATGAGGTCTAAAATATGCATAATGTTCATCTTCAATCACTCCTGTATCAACAATATCTGTCGCACTCGAATCATCAGTGCCGTTATACCATTTTTTTACTACAGTAGTTCCACTAGTATCAAAATCAACTCCTGTGTATCCTGGCGTGCCTTCTTGTTCAGTGGGGAAATTTCTAGTCTCGCCTTCTTTGATAGATTGAACTACATAATATTCATTGTCTGTGTCAGCCCTAGTCAAGGTAAATTGTAATGAAATATTAGTTAAAGTAAGATTTGCATCAGTAACTCCTGCACCATAAATATCTTCTTTAGTTGGAAGTTGACCATATAATATAGTAACATAATCGTGAGGATTTGTTTCATTTCCTGCTTTGAAACCTACAAGGCTATTAAGCGGAGTATCACTACTCAGTACTCTCGATGTGAAAGAGCCTGTAGAATGTGCGCCACTTGGGTCAAATGTAACTGTATGAACTGGCATTAGAAGATAGAACCTCCTGCTTTAGACAAGAACTTTGTAGCTGGATTGTCTCTAACCACATCACCTAATGCTCCAATACCTGATGTTAAGCCAGATGTTAAACCAACAATATCAGATAACAAATCTCTAAGCTTACCTAATTGCCTGTCGATAGCATCAATCGCCTCTGTGTTACCTCTAAGAGTGTCAAACAAAATCTTAAAACCATAAGCAATTGCAGCTAAGAATATTACTAACGGTGCAAATTGAATAAGTATAATACCAACAGCTTTTCCTAAACCAAGCATTGCAGCCGCCAATCCTCCAGTACCAATCGCACTCGCTACCATACTTGAATTTAAAATATAATTAGCAGTTACTACTAATAAAAATAATGTTAATATAAATTCTAAAACACCCACTAGTATTTCTAATGCAGCTATAACGTTACGGCTTTTTTCTGCAGTTTCTTCACTCACTAAATTTAATTGCTCCATTGCACCAACTACTTTTAACAAAGCCCCCGTCATTTGATTGAGGGCCGATACAGATAGTTGTAAAGCTATCTGCAATTCAAACTGTTCATCTTTTAAATCACCCGTTTCATCTTTGTTTTTTTTCTTAGAGTCTGTGTTTTCATCAATTTCTTTTGTATTTTCGTCTATGGCATTAGAACTTTTTTCAACCGCTCCTGTTAAATTATCAACTTCTCTATCTAATTTTTGTACGCCTTCAACAGCTTCAGCAGTAGTAATAGCAATTGCACCTTCAATAGTAAATTGACCTGCACCTGCTTGACCCTTAGGTATTCTTGCTCCACCGCGCCTACCACTGCCAGGGCCGCCCATTATAGCGAGACTCCTAGTTCATTTCTCATTCTACTTAATTCAGCACTTCTTTCTTGAGTAACAGCAGCAGTTATACTTGCCTTCTCTGAAGTCATTGCATTAACCATAGCCATCAAAGTCTTTGCGTCAAAGTCGTCTAACATTTGATACATGATAACAACTTCTTCATATGTCATTTCTGGCTCATGTATCATATGTTTTAAAATGGACAACATCATAGGTTTAGCTTTTTCATCCATAGCGACCAAATATTCAACTTCTTTTTTAGTTATTTTATCTTTACCGCTTTTCATTTTGTCTGAGATTTTTCTTATTGCAGGAACGTCTTTCATTATATCTTTTCTAAGAAGATAATGTTGACTTTGTATTTTTTCCCAGTCAGTCGTATCTAAACGTTTTAAAATTAGTTTTGGAGCCTTTTCTTTACGAAAATACTTTTTCCATCCTTTTGGCTTATTTAGTCTTGCAAGACTTGGTAGCAATACTTCCTGTCGTTCCCAATAATCTTGTTGCATACTAGATACATCTAAGACTGGGGCGTCTAACTGACCTTTTACACTAACCATGAACTACCTACCTATGATGGCGTAAGCGTAATATCTGAGCTTATCGCGTACGCACTATAGTTGTTGTAATTTCCAGCACCTCTGAATTTTATACTCATTGTATCAACAATTTCTCCACCAGGCGTTAGTGGCCTAGAGAATGCAGTTATTGTCCCATTTGTCAATGCTATACTTCCTTCAGTGCCGAAATCTAATCTCATCAGTGGTATGTTAAGACCACGTACATATAAGTCGTAAAAGTTTTCGTTCTCAGCAGTCATTGTAATATCCAAAGTTATATCTGCTTTACCGCGACTTATTTTGTTGTTAAGTAAAAACTCTGTAGTGTTATCATCTCCAGTAGCTTTACCAGAAATCGGCGTATTATTATTTGCAATTTTAAGAGTTGCTGTTTTAAGTGAAGTTATCACGTCAGGTCCACCGTCACTCATGTTGACTCCTGCAAATATGCTTGCTGCTGAACCATCTGTTTCATCATCATCTGCATCAGTTCCTGTGTAATAAATTCCCTTTTGTAAGTTTTTAGAAACTTCTCCTCCTCCACCTCCAAGAACTGCTGAACCCCAATTAGAATATCCTTCAATTGCAGATGAAAGAGTGGCTATGTTTACGTTTAATTCTTTAGGCGCACCACTGTTAAAATCACTATTAAGCGTACCATTTGCATTGTATGCTGCAATGTATTTTTCTCCTACTTCAACATAAGAACCAGCAGGACCGTCAATACTCAAACCTTTGGCCAAACCGCCAAGGGCTGCAACTACTGAAACATCTGTTGGCAATAGTGGGTCTGCACTAGGAGCTGCTGGAAAATTAACACCAGAATAATCATCCCCAAGAAAACCATCAAAATTCGCATCTGATTCGTCTAATGAAAAATATCCAGTACATGTTGCTTCACAAGTTACGAAACCTCCTGTTGTATAATCTACAGCTATAGTTACCTCATTAGGGACAACTCCAGTTACTAATGTAAAATCACCACCTGTCTCTCTTGCTAATATGGCTAATGAGTCTACAGTGTTTGTCAGTTTGTTACCATGCTTGTAACTAGCTAATGTTGACTCTCCTATAGCTCTACCCAATAACTGTTTCCAACCTGTACCTTGACAAGCTACCTTGATTGGTAGTGTCACTCCAAGTGGACCTTTAGCATGATGAGTGTCTGTTGACTGCCCTAATGAAGGAACAGGAGTTACACTTCTCTCTACTTGTCTTGGGTCAAATGTGTCCAATAGACCTAAATGATACAAATTAGAACCAGGCGGACTGCCGTAAGTAGATTCTATTTCGTAAGCGGCTTGTATGTTTTGTGTTAATTTTACCATTTTAATTTACCACCTCATAACTTGTGATGTCACAGTTAAGAACATAACGAAACCATCGGCGATTTCTATCCGACAGGTCTGTGCGACTAGTCAAGACAATGCTTGCATAATCGCTATTAAGTGCAGTTCCAGCGCTTTTAGCACGTCCTGCGTGAATGAGGTGTACTACCCCAGTGTAAAGGCGTCTAAGCCTATCTCTGCTTACTGCAGTGGACATATCTATTGCAATAGACGCAGTGTGTCTATCTAACCCATTACCAATACCTAACATATCATGTCCACCAGAAACTTCATAACATCTTATAATGTCGTTATTTTTTAAATTATATTTACCCATATCCCAAGATTCGTCTATCTTTAATGTGCCACCTGCTGATGTAAGATTGTTACCTACACCACTTGCAACTTCTGACCAGTTGTTACTTAACAAATCAACTACTGCTGATACAGGGTCTGCCAGTGTCGCATAGGTTGCTGCCATCAATATACGTTATCTAAGGCGGTCCTCCCTACGCCAAATCCGCCAATAGCTCTTGCCATTGCCATACCTCTATCTAATCTGCCACCGTCTTTCAACACCTTCATTGCCATCTCTTCAAATCGCTGTGAACGTGCCGCATTGTCCATAGAATCATCACCCTCTTGCATAAGATTTAAATCGTCATTCATTGCAATCATTGCTGCTGTAAAATAAATAGTTGCTAGTTTTATGTCATCAGGAGTAGAAGCAGTCCTGTATCTGTACGTAACATAAGCATCTACGCCTTGTGGGCTGCTGTTCATCATGTTCAAGGTTGCATAATTATTGATATAGACAATACCACGTTCTGTGTCTACCCACCAATCTTTGTTTACAGAATCTGTAACTGTATTAGTTCCAGTTTTGTTTGCAACATATTCTACATACGCAGAACCATCCCAAACATTCAAAGCATCTGTACCGCTTGCCAATCCTATAATCGGATAATGTTCTAGTTGTATTCTACCCCTAGAGTTTATTACATTAGACCTTACTAATTGTATTCTTGCTCTTTCGTTTGTCACTGTACCTGCTCTTGCTGTAGCCCATGCATGATTTGTAAGCTCGTCTACACGAGTCTCTGACATCTCAATAAAGGAATCTACAACCGTATTAGTTGGCGTAGTAGAACCACTAAATGCATCTACTTGAAGAAATTGTGCTACTTGGGTTGCAGTACAGTAAGCTACCATTACAGAATCCTACTCAATGCTGTATTCATCAACTTTTCGCCTGTAGTTGCTACAACCATACCATTCATGTCGATAGGTTGTCCTGCCATATTCCAGCCGATTGCTCCAACTGGTAACGTAACATATCCTTGCTGTTGTGCAAGCGGTGGAGGTCCTCCGCCGTTTGCTGTGTAAAATTGTTCTCCATTAGCCAACTGGTCTATAGCTGGTGGTGGCATCTGCCATGCTTGTGGTTGGGCGGCTGCTGTGCCTACACCGAACCATGTCCACGGTTTAAACATACTAGCACCGCCCTGCATTGGCATCTGCTGCTGCATATATGGGTTTGGCATCATTGGTTGTTGAGTCACGGCAGGAGCTTGCTGGAGTTGACCATCGCTTCCATAAGGATTCTGCCAATTCAATACGCTATGGTGTGCATTGTCCTCTGTAGCCCACTCCTCATGCAAGGTGAGACGAGCATTAAGCTCCTCCGCAGCCTCGTCACCATACATAGTTCTAGGATGCCAGTCTATCTGTGTGTTATAGACTTTCTTTAAAAATTCCATGTTGTCTGCTAAATCTGTAGGAACTTGTACATCTGTTTCCTTGCATAGCGCTTCTAACATTTCTACAGAGTTCTTAATGACGGGGTACAAATATTGTACCATTCTCATTGTCGTATTCTCTGCTGCCTTTGCATCATAATCTGGATGCTGTATCTTATCTACTGCCACAGGGTTTAGATAACCTGATGGACTTCCTGCATATCCGCTCATAGTCTTCTCCACTTTATTTTTCTTTTTACACCATCACAGTGTAATGTAAACTTCTCTTTTGTAAGCACAGGATGTGGGCGAGGTGGCATTCTCCACTTCATAATCCAAACCTCCTATTCTGACGGGTTGACAAAGCCGAGAGATACTCATCGTAATCGCGTTGGTGTAACTTACAGAATCCGCCTCCTGTGTGCATGCCACAATAGGGACACTCGTCTTTGCCATGTTTCCGCCTTAACCCCCACCACTTTCGTGATAGCCTTTTGTGTCTCATTGAGAGACGTTTGACATACAAGTCCAGTTCTTCATCAGACATTGCCTCCGCTGTGGGCATCATCTGTTGTTGTACTGGTTGTCTTGTAAGTACATTAGGGGCTGGAGCCACGTCACGAGCTTGTTCCTCAGGTTGTGTGTGTTGAGGTTTGCGTACTAGGGTCGTCATTTGCGGTGGCCCAGCCATCAGTCTAAATCTCCTTTATTTTCATTGCAATCTTCCCAAATATATTCATATCCACTAAAACAATACTTACACATTATAGTCCACCTTTTCTCATCATCTGAGCTGTTCTGGTTGCTGCTTGTCCTACCTGAACCTCAGGGCTGACAAACGCTTTTACTACTAATGCTTTAATCATTGATAACAATATACTTACAGCCATAACAAACATAAGGAATCCATTGTATAACCATGCAATTCCCCATATTGCCATACCATATTCTGTAACTACTGTATCATAATAATAACCTATATACAGGCCAAATCCACCTAATGCAAAGCCTAATCCTATAAGCCATACACATCTTTTAAACCAAACCCATTCTATGTATCTACAAAACTCTACGTCTTGTTGGCCTCCTGCACCCATTGTGCTAGGATACCTGCCAGTCCCAAACAACATATTTCTTATGAATCTCATGGTCTCACCACATCTACGTATGCATTCTTTTGCGAATCCATCTTCTCATACATGTCACGCTTAAACTCCCTAGAGAGTTGATAAGCGACCTCGTATCCGATTGGTTCCGCTCCATCAGGCATAGGTATCCATTTTGGATGATACGTATATATACTTATCCGTCTAAAGTTAGGTTTAAAATCAAGTTTGTCATCGTGAAACTCAATGTAGGCTTTCTGTGCAAAACCTTCCTCATCTACTAATGATTCTAAACTGTGTTGAGAAAGTACGGCATTGACCGTATTTTCTATGTTTTTAACAGGAACCATTTTAGAAATAGAAACAGGTGTCTCCCATCTGAATATATCGGAGGGTGTCAGATTTTCCACGACTGAGTGAAGCAATTCATCACAGGAGACAATCGCCTCAGACATATCGAACGTCTTAAGCCTTACGCCTTTTAAACTAAAATCTTTAACTTTTCCTTTAATTTGTCCTGCTTCATTAGATATTTTTATCCAATCATCTATAGCAAACTCTGTTTTGTATGCTACTGTAAGAAAACTTAATGCTCCGTTAACAGGACTATATTGGGAAAATGCAGCGTAAGTAAGTGCTGAAACGCCTACTATATACTCGGTCCGTGCTAATAACCCACTATACATTAAGAGACCAACCCCGAAAACGATGGCCCCTAAAACTCCAAATACTTGCGCTGCTGCTTTTCCTTGTAAACTTCTTATCTTATAATCTGTAAATGCTGACTTTTTTGCTCTAGCTACCGCTCCAGAAACTCCTAACGCTACTGCGATAAACCATGCAAAAACTAAGCCCTCATCCACTATTTTTACCCTTCTTTGCTATCTTGTCAATATGCGGACCTTGTTCCGCTTCTAACAACTCACCAGTGTTTGGATTGATATATCCACCAGCCTGTGCTGGCATAGGCATTGGTTGTTGCTGTTGTTGATATTGTTGGTATGGAATCATGTTAGGTGGTACGGGTTGTCCCACATGACCATCGCGGTTCATGTCCCAACCTGTTCTGTTTTCCATATAGTTCATAGCATTACTGAACATTCCTTGATTTTGATAACCCGAAGGTTTTTTCTTTCTCTCTGCAAATTCATCTAAATCTTGCGAATCTGCAATCGTGGAGAGTATGGTATATGTGAAAGCACCACTTACCGAACCAAACCAAAGGGCGTCATTGTATGCCATGTTGCCCACATACATTAAAGTGAATGCGTTAGCTATGAAAACTAACAAGGCACTCAACCTGTTGTATGATTGTTTTATTTTGTGCTTAATCGTTTCGTCCATTCTCGATTTCCTCTTTTGCTCTTAGCGTCACAAACCGCGCAGTGTAATAATTCCACGGCCTGTTTGCTTTTGTCTTTATACCTGCATCGTTTAAATACTTTGCTATACCGCCATATGTATAGCCATCTTCTCTTAATTGTACCATTTTTTTACAAACCAACCACTCTACTTTTGTAGCTCCAAACCGTATAGAGCGATAAGGTCGCTTTCTAGCCGTTTTAACGGCACTGAAATTACTATCTGATGAAGAACCCATGCCGTACCATATCGTGCCTTTAAACGCCCTTTGCGGGCCTTTCATACCTATTTCTTCCTTAGGTCTCATCTAGTCATTAACTCTAGTGCGTTGTCTAGTGCTGGCTTTGTAAGTCGCAAATCATCATCCCCTGCCTCATCTGCATCCAATAACTGCTGAGTGTCTAAGGTGTGAAAGAATTGTCTTATGTTAGCTCCTGTTGCCGAAACATCACAATCAATAACTGCTCCAATAACTGTAAGGTCTGCTTCTGCGTCTAACACCAAGTGTTTTACAGTACCAACTACTTCAATAGCTGCATTATCGCTTGTAGCACAGAGTGTTTTACTAGCTGATGAGTGTCCGTTAATAGTTGTATTTCCAGATAGCATTATTGAATCTGAGTTCATATTTAATTGGTCTGATGAAGAAGATACGCTAAAGTTTAGTGTTGAGTTTCTCAAATCTAAAGTTCCAGAATTGATGTCAACAATTCTTGAGGCAATAGTATTACCATTAGCATTGTAAGTTGTACCACTGTTTACTTCTAACTCTTCTGTAATTGTATGATTGCCTGTTGCTACTGTAGTTGAAGAACCACTACATTGTATTCTTGGTATTGTTACTTCAGGAATATTTACACTTCTTGGTGAAGTCATAGAATTTAGAATTTTATTTAAATTAGCAACATTAGTTGCTGGGTCTGCAAATGTGACTGTTCCGCCATCCATACCGTTTAGAAATCTTAACGGTTCAGTAGTGTTAGAGCTTAATGTTGCCCCTGAACCGCAAGTAAATGTATCTCCATTCAATCTAAAAGAACTGCCTCCTCCATCTAAATCTTTTAAGGTAATAGTTCCAGTAATGTTTAAATTATAAATATCTTCAACTCCACCATTGTAATTAATAAACTTGTTAGAACCAGACATTGTAAGCGTAGAAGTGCCTTGTGTAAATGTTCCTGAACCTGCCCAAAATGCACTTGACAATGTTCCTGTGTTTGTATTTGAGCTACTATCTTCTAATGATGTTCCTGTGCCTTCATCACATTTATATCTAGCTACTAGACCTGTTGAACTTGCTAAAGTTCCCCCTTGAAACATATCCGTTCTTATTTGCAATTCAGTTTTAGCTACATTAAACAATCTTATTTCATCAAGCGAACCTGTAAAATAAGTAGCACTACCTTCAGAACCTAAAATTAATTGAGTTGATGAAGTGCTAATTGTGCCTGTTTCTGCCAACGTATTTTCTAATTTACCATCCACATAAATTTTCATATTTGTTTGGTCGTACGTTGCTGCAATATGATGCCATTTACCATCATTAACTGTAGAGGTTCCTGTAACTCTTTTGTTAGAACCTGTATATATTAAGAAACTAGCTTTACCACTTACAGTTTCTATCCTGTAATAACCGCCTTGTTTAACGACAAATGTACCTTCTGCATCTGTAGTTTTGACCCAGCATTCCATAGTCATAGCAGTTGTAAAATCTAAACTGTTATCATCCGCAATTACCACTTGGTCATCTGTTCCGTCAAATGTCAAAGCACTTGTACCAATAAGACCACCACTGGTAGTAAAATCTCCTGCTACTGTAAGTGTATCATCTTGTGCATCTAATGTTCCGCCTGTAGGGATTGTTAGATTAGTGCATCCCATCACATTTGCCGTAGTTAATTTACTGCCACATATCAAAGTAGTTGCACAATTACTCCAATCTGATGTGCTGTTAGTAGTTTCATAATCATTACTGGCATTATTTATGAATACAGTTTTGTAAGTTCCTCGCATATTCATAGATATATCATCAGCACCTCCTGTAAAGATTAAATCAGCAGTTGTCTCATTATCTATATTGCCTGACCCTCCTGCTGATAAATCTGGCAATACGACAAGAGAACCATCAAAATCTACATCTCCTGTTGCAGTAAGAAGTCCACTAAACTCAGCCCTCTGTCCATTCAAATCTAAAGTATCTCCACTACTTACTGTTACGGCATCAAACTCACAATCTCCTGTAAGTGTTACAGTTATACCACCACCACCAGTTGTAAAGTCTGGGTCATAATCAATATTTGCAATTTCGACTTTACCGCCAGATACTCCTCCTTTTCCTGAACCATCCCAATTCAAGTCTGTGCCGCCAACTGCTATCGGATAAAGCGAGCTTGCACCTTTTAATGATGATGCGTTTGTTCCGTTGTGTGTAAATGAAAATATTGAATTATTTGTTAACGTTCCTGCGGAAGTAGTTGTTCCCATTGTTAGTGTCACTGCTCTGTCAGAAGACCTTAGTTTTGTTGATGGACTGGTGTTAAGAAAAGTCCCCTCTACTGTAATACTGGACATAATTTCACAGTGGCCGCCACCAAGATTTACTGTCATATTATTGAATACAGGGTCAACGGTTGTTGAATTATTTTGAACATCTACACTAGTTGTGTGATTAAATTCAATAGTACCTGAGTTATGAATGTACACTCCTTGATTCAGAAACGTTCCTCCTTGTTGTAAATTACCTCTTGGTGCTGACAAAGTTCCGTTAGCTGCTATCGTAAGTGTTCCGTCAAGGTCAAGAGTGCCGTTGTTGTCCCCTAATGCTGCATTACCTCCAAATTGTGAACTAGCTATTGCAGTAGTCCCTCCGCCTGTAAATGAATTGCCTGAGCCTTCATCCATTTTCCACTCGTGTTTTGCAGTCTGTGGATATGTATTAGAATAAAGTGAAGCTGCTTGTTCAGCACTTAACGCATAATCAAACACTTTAAGGTCTCGTAATCTACCATCAAATTCATCTATTGTGCCTCTAATACCAATTACATCAAATGTAGGGTCAGCAACTATTGCGTTAGACGTTAAAGTTTGAGCTACACCATCTACATAAATTGCACCGTTAGAGTCACCACTCATTGTCACTACTATGTGATGCCAGTTAGTATCTGTAATAACATTACCACAAGCTAAATCAGTAGGATAATCTCTTAATATAATATTGCCTGCCGTTCCAATTTTTAACCAGTGTTGATTAGCGTCAGATGCTTGGCCAATTATAGTATCTTCATTACCTGTAGCATTGTCCTTCTTTACCCACACTGCTACTGAAGAATTATCGTGAGACAAAGTAAAAGAACTAGCTAAATCTACATGGTCACCGTTGCCATCTAAGGTTAAACATGACAAAGCCAAACCCTCTACCTTTCCTTGTGTTACTGTAAACGTTCCCGTTGTCCTAGTGTCACTACCATCATATACATCTACACTGTATTCATCAAAGTGCCAAATGTCTGTAGAATATGCAGAGTTATTTCTTTTGTAAACTCCATTATAATCTGTTCCTACATTATGATGGTCAACTATAGTAGAACCTGAGCCATCATTAGATTTCCACCAACCAGCCATATTAGCATTAGAATCATTATTAGGGTCATCTACGTTTATTTTTGCTGCAAGCTTTTTAACAAATGATTGGTCTTTAACAGCGGTGTAAATTCTTGCGTCTGCAATATATCCTTTATAATATGCACCACCATTAGATGCTTCTGAACCATTACCTCCCATTCTTAAAATGTTACTGTTAGTTAAATCACCTACTCCTGTTGCAGTTCCAGTATCTACTGATACGCCATTTACATAAAGAACCATTGCTTTAGTACTTGAATTATAAGTTCCTGCAACGTGAATCCAAGTATCTACAAGAGCAGACGCATTATACTCAAGTCTATCTCCGTTACTTCCGTCACCTATGCTAAAATAAATATAATTATTACTGTGTCTCCAATACAAACCATAACCTAAAGCGTTTGGATTATAGTTTATTTGTTTACCTATTATAGTAGCCCCGTGAACTGTGTCTGTCGGAGTTTCAGGTTTTATCCAAGCTGATATTGTCATACCTCCAGTAGTTATTAAATCTACATCACCCATTGTTACAACGTTTTTCTCACTATCTGGAGAACCATCACCGCCTGAAAAAAACAAAGCACTGTCAAGATTTACATTAACGTTTGCTGCTCCAAGATTTCCTTCTATTATTCCGCCCGTGCCTTGAAACTCAAAAGTGCTCATGATATTGTTCCTCCTACATTTCGTAATGCTCCCTTCATTATAGTAGTTCCGCTTGGTGCAAGATATTCTCCACCACTGTTAATTGTAAGACTTCCAAAAGTACTATTAGAAGTTGTATCTACGTTAGGATGTCCAAGTATTCCTGTTACACTTACATGTCCTGTAACTGTTAAATCGTGAAAATTATTATATCTAAATTTACCTGCGGTTACAGTCAAATTATTATCTATTGTAGTATCGCCTATGTACTCAACTGATGCACTTGAATCATTTACAATAACATTATACAATGAGTTACCTACTAAAGATATTTTTGTTGTGTCAGCAAAAGTAAATGTAACTGTACCATTATTATGTGTAAATGTGCCATCATTGTCTATTGCAAATCCACCTGATGTTTCACTTGTAATTGTAGTAGTTCCGCTTGTTGCTTGATATGTTCCTCCACTGTTGATTGTAAGACTTCCAAAAGTGTTAGAACCACTTGCTGCCTCTGTGCCCAATTTACCTACAGATGCAATGTCTACATCTCCTGTAACTGTTAAATCTTGTGTAGATGTATTGCGGTAAAATCTTCCTCTTGTAATCGTAAGATTACCTCCTATTGTAAGTTCAGTGCCAGTATATGCTCTCCATGCTACATTACCATTCGGTGCGTCAATGTGTTGATTGATAATTAGATTATGACAATTATTTGACTTAAAATGAGTTGATGAACCAACAGTAGATGTGCTTCCATCTCCAATTTGAATTGTTGAAGTTCCAGCATTAAATGTCCCCATCTGGTCAAATGCAAATCCTGCAATTTCTCCAGTTATTATAATGGTTGAAGCGTTTGCTGTAAGTGTTCCTGTATTTTTAATTCCACCTGCTACTGTAAGTGCATGATTACTACTTGCATTTGTGTTAAAAATTCCTTCTGTAATTGTAAGATTTCCTGCAAGACTTAAAGCAGTATCTAAGTAATGAACCTCAGATGAAGAGCCTAAATCAACTTCTAAATTGTTGATACTGCCCGTTGCTGAATCACGAATATAACCACCGTTGCCAGTTACTTTAATGTTTAACGTTCCACTTATTGTACTTCCATTTCTAGCCCTAAACGAATAAGCACTACCATCTTTGTCATCAATAGTAACAGTATTACCGCCACCAGTAAAAGTCTTACTTGGATTTATTGTTAACGAATTTACATTAGGTGCATCGCCATCAAGCGTGACATCATGGTCTATTATGACATCATCGTTTACTGAAAGCCCGCCTGCTATAACTGATGAAAAGTTACCATCACCAGAGGATGTAACTGCCATTCACTAAACTTGCTCCGCATAGACAATAACAGTCAAATCTGCACCATTGCCTGTAGCCCTTACACATAGATGTCTTATTGGTGTTGTTGATATTGCCTTCAATGCATTACTGCTAGTTCCAACAGATATGTCATCTCCAACTTGTGTCCAATCAGAACCACCTTCAGAACCTGGAGAGTCTTTTAGACTTCCAAATACTTTAGCAGTTGCTGCTACAGAACCATCACTATTGAATATTTGTATTGCATATCTATTATACAATGCACAATCAAACTTGTCTAAGACTGTAGTTTCAGAGCCTCCCACAGCAGTCTCCGTATTTGAAAACGTTGCTGCTGTACGAGTTCTGTCTTGTCGCTTGTTTACTCTGACTACTGTTGAAGCCATTAGTCAGCCTTCCCTTTCTTGGACTTAAGTCCTTTCTTAGGTTTAGCTACTTCTTTTTTGGCTGCTTTAGGAGGTCTGCCCCTAGGCTTAGTAGGCTTGACGTGTGTCTTAACCCCTGCTCCAACCTTGTTCTCAACAGCAGATTCGGTAACTTCAAAGCATTCTTGTTTAGATACTTCTGCAAGGACCCTTTCGCTTGTGATTTCTTTACTTTGACGAGGAGCCCATTTGAGTATCGTCCCAGAAGGATGCCTCCTAGTAAGAACCCCGTCTGTTTTGTTAGTAACTTTGACCATATATTAAGCCCTCCTACTAACATTAAGCGTTCAAGTTTCTGACACTACCTTGCGTATTAAACTTATATACAATTAATTCACCAGCAGTGATGAATGCGTACTCTCTACTTAGTTTTTGTCTGATAGCCAAGTTGGTATTATCAACATAAGTAGTTGGTGCTGCAATTCTCATTGCTAAGTTTTCCATATCCAACAAGTGTATTCTGGAAGTTGTATCTTTTTCTACGTGTTGTGAAATGAAAATTGGTATTCCATCATAAGAACCAACACGTGAATCGAAATTCAAACCTTTTTCTCCAGCTACACCGTTTAGGTTTCCACCGCCACCTTGTGCTAAATCATATCTGAAATTTGCACCAGACAATGTTTGCATTAATTGTTTTAGGTTCTGATATGTATCGTGACCTGTTAACATAATTAAGTTTGCATAGTCAACTCCGTTTTCTAATGCTTCTTGAATTAGGTCATCTAAGTCAGATAATGCCAAAGCTCCGTGACCTGGACTTCCGGGAGTTGCTAAAACACAGTTTCCTTCTGCCCATGCGTTTGCGCTTGTACCGTCTCTTGTAATGTCATACATATCTAAGTCAGTTGCTAAGTTTGCAATGTGAGGTCTTGCTGCTACATCAGTAGTTACTCTGTCCAAAGATTCAAAGTTGTTACCTGCAACAGTGTCAACAGTAGCTAATAGCATATCATCAATAGCGAAAGCGTGTGCTTCACCTTGTTCTCTTCTCATGAAAGCTGCTAGATTGCCTAGACCGTCATCAGATTCTGCTAAAATTTCTGCTTTAGAAGTCATTCTCCATGGAGTTACTACTTCTTTTAGAGTTGCAGTTACTTCAGTAATCTCTGGGTGGTCACTTAGTGGGAAATCTCCACCTTCGCCTACACCAGCGGTTGTCTCGTGTCGTGCGGTTAGTACCCTCCAACCAGATTGGGTCCATGCTTCTTTCTTCAAAAGTTTAAAAACTTCTGACTTAGTATTTAGCTGATTGAAAACTTTAGCTCCAAACATAGTGTTGAAAGCTCCGTCCATTTCAGACACCTTGATGTCATCAGCCGACTTACTAATTCCGTACCTCTTGGATATTCCAAGTGTTCCGCCATAATAGGCGTTTACATATTCTTCAAAACTTATTCCTGCCATATTTAGTTACCTCCTGTTAATTCATCAAGTTCTTCCCAAGACTTAGATACGTTCATCCAGTCAATAGTTTTCTCTTCTGTAGGAGCTTCAGTGGCTGGTGCTGGGGTAGCTTTTCTACCTGTGTATACACCAATACCGTGTTTCTTTAATGTTGTGACGGCTTTGTAGAGTTCATCGATGTCGTCCTTTTTCTTAGGCTTCTTGTCGTCCATCATTTTTTCTTCTTCTTCTTCCTCTTCTTCCTCGTCTTCTTTATCTTCGTGTTCGGCTTTCTCTTCTTCGCCTTTTTCATGGTCCATTTTTTCATCTTTGTGGTCCATTTTCTTATCCTCATGGTCCATTTTTTCTTCTTCTTTTTCACTTAAGTAATTAATTACTTCTTTAAGTTTCATAAGAGTAGCTTCCATATCTTTTAGGACTGCTTCTTCCTTATCGACTTCTACTGGCTCATCTAATCCAGCGACAATTTCTACATCCTCTGATTCAACGATTTCTTCGTCGACAGACTTTGCGTGGTCACCGCTACAAGTGCAATCTTTCATATTTGTTTATGTACAAAAGGGTATATAAGTAACTGAATATTTCCGGAAACTACTTCTTTCCTTTACCGCTCATTAGCCTTGCAATGTTTTTAGGAGTCAACATTCTACCCCTTGCTCTACGCCAATAAGTTGGATTTGAAAACATGGCCCTTCTAAACTTTAATCCACTCCTATTTTGAATTTTGCCTGGGTCTTTACCTCCCATTCCTGGTGCGTGTTTGTAAGGTGGGTCTGGTTCTTTGTCTCCTCCACTATCTTGGTGACCAAACTTACCATAGTCATACCAAAGACCTCCGCAAAACCTCTCAGGGTTTTCTGCCATTGGCACTCCGTAATATGTTTTTAAATTTCTTGCATTTTGTACACAATTTTTCCATTGTAAAGAGCTAGGATTCTTACCAAATCTAGTAGCACTTCTTCTTTTTCTACCTTTAGGTTTTTTTTTAGGTGCTTTTATTATATCTATTATCTCATCTAAATGTTCATTGCTTTTCGCAAGTATATCTGACACATTTTTTGCACTCCACATTTTACAAGACCAGTATCTTGCTTTATGTTTTGGGCCTGGATTGTCACAGTTGTGTCTGGCTCTAAAGTTTCTACGCCTTTCTGGGTCATCGCGCTTTATATCTAGCTTAGGGTCGCCAAACTTAACCTGCACAATGTTGCCCTTATCATTCTTTACATATACACCAAACTTCTTGTTTTCACCAGAAAGCCTACGTGGTTTGTTTAATTCTACTTTCTTACCCTGATACTCTGCTTTTACAATCCTCTCATCCTTGTGACTTTCTAATACTGAAAACTCAAAGAACTCTACAGCCCCATCATGCGGTTCGTAATCGCCCTCCATCAATACTGGACCATCTGTAGTCTGCATCCAGTGATAACCTTTAGGTGGTTTTACTTTAATTCTTTTGTCTTCTGCTTTTTTTGTAGACTTGGGATGACCTGCGGGCAATAAGTCGTAATCCGTGGTGTACTTCGGATTTGCGGGCCTACCTGAGCTTAGTAGTTTTAAAAATGCTTTAACACGACCTAATGCCCACTGGTCTCGGCTACGAACACTAGGACGATGGCTGGTCGAAAATGCGCCTGCGCCCCTGCGGAACACTGCTTTCAATGCTCCAAGATTAGCCTTTTTCCCTTTAGCGTTACCAACTTTCTTGTTGTGCTTATCTCGATAACCTTCTAATGTTTTAATATTTGCTTCACTTAATTTTATTCCACCACGCTCTCCACTAGCTGTGCCCTTTGGATTTCTAGTACTACCTGTTCTTCTCTCACTTGGTTTCGCAGGTGTCTGTGGATGTCGGCTTTTCTTTTGAGGAACACAGTTAGGTGTTTTCTTACCACCCTCATACTTGAATCCTACCATTTCATAGCCGTCCCAACATGGTTTCTTTTTCAATACAGCCAATATCTCATCTAAATCTTGATTCATTTTACTAAATCTTCTAGCTTGTATTGCGCGTTCTTGATTTACTGCACCTGCTCTTGTCTTGTGACATCCTAGTAACTTTCTATCCTTTTTAGCATATAGACAATACTCGCCATTCTTGCGTTCTATTATCTTTTCTACCATGCCTTCTATCTCATCTAGTGTTACTTGCTTTGTCACCTTTACAGGTTCTTCTGCTTTTGCTGCTGCTACTGCGGTTACAGTAGCCTCTGGGTTAGCAGGCTTGTTACCAACCCATGACACGGACCAAAGAGACAACTCGGAGATGTTGTTGTGGCAGACGTCTCCTTCGCAAACCTTCTCTTGCTTCTCAGCTTCACCCCTAATAGATGAACCGCCCTTGTCACCGTATATCTGCATCTCTTCCCATACTCTATCATGCATAGGAAGCCTGTTGTGTATGCCTACACGTATTTTGACCTTACCGTCTTTTACCTTATATGCAAGAGGTAAGCCCACTGGCATCTCCTCATGCTTGTATGAATAAACGCCATATTTCATATAGAAATCCATGGCTTCTTTAATTGTCTCTGTTTTAATTTTATCGTTCTGTTTGTCGACGATAGGCGAGCTAATATACGTTTCTAAAACTCTGTCATTGTACCAGTCTGGTCGATAGACTTTCCACTTAGTATTATCAGCGTCTGCCACGGCCTAACATCCGATATGTGTATATAAGTAAGTATTAATTTCCGGAAACAACTTTTTTAGCTTCCTTAACAACTTCTTTTTCAAGACGCGGTAAATTATTCAACAACGCAGGTCTTATGTAAGGTTGAGGCGTTGCAAATGGTTGATTCTCAAATACTTTCTTTGCCACTGGAAATGGCAATACACCACCAACTTCCTCCCATGGAGGAAAAGGACTAGGGCCACCAAATTCTATTATCGCTGCCGCAGGATGCGAAGACGTAAGTAAAAAATTAACATTATTACCTGATGTAGAAACACTGCCTACAATACTATTTTTTAACTGACCAGTATCTTCAGGTGCTAACCTTTTTGCATCGTTTTCAGCATCATCCACTATGTTATTACCTGCAGTTTCAAGAATGTCAACCCAAGTATCATTTTTTTTGTAAAGGTTGATTATTTTAACAAATTGACTAGTGTCCCAAACAATACTCATTTGTACTCACGTACATTCTCAGCAGAATCGTCGCCGTACTTTTCTTTCCACTTTTTAGCAACATACTTTTCTGCTTTCTTCAAATATGCCATACGCGCTCTTGCTTGCTTTTGCTGCTGCGCAATATATGGACCTCGTTTCCATTCTAACTCTGATTGACAAGCCTGACATAATCCACTACTTAAAATATGAACCGACATCGGACCTGCTCTACACTTCTTACACGCACTCATGGTTTTACTGCTCCTACTTCTGGTTTACCCTCTGGTGCTACTACTGTAGGATTGTCTGGTAACTTAAGGTTACCGTCCTTGTCAAGCGTTGCCTCTATTCCTATCTTGTTTAACACTGTAATAATATTAGCCTTTTGTAGCATATTTGCTAAATGCTGTTGCTCGTTCTTTACATTTATATCTGCAAATCTTATCTTCCAAGTTTCTATGCCCATTATCTTTAACAATGGCTTAAAGAAACCCATCTCAATACATTTCTGCGTTTCTAATATCGTTCTGTCAAATATACTAACCTGTTCTCCTTCTGCATTTAATCCACCTACGCCTGCGGTACTTCCTGTTATAATTGGCATAACGCCATACGCTGCATTTATGTCGTTGTTAATGCGCTCCATATATGGCAGTGCCATCAACTCATCCATGTTAGGCATAACAGGCACAAACTTAGCTTGTCCTGTTCCTGTACCTTCCCCCCTACTACTTATGATTGGTACAAAGTTAGGATTACGCCTTGTTTCCTCCGCAATGTATTCTCCCAATCGATTCAATGATTCTTCGTCATGGCCTGGAATATCAAGAAAACCTTTAGGTGGTCTCTCTAGTTTATAGATTTTATTTTGGAAGTTCTCAATGGCGAGCGCAGTTTCTATTTTTTTAGAAAGACCCATAATCGGCGACTGACCATATAGTCTTGCTGTCGCACTATATTTGTTAAAATGTATAACCTCATCTCTTGCAAACGGAATTTTAGCACTGTCTCCGCCTTGGTCATAAAAATATGCCATCTTTGCTGGAGGAAAACCGCCTTCTGTTTTATCATCCTTGTCTACAAACTCTCTAGTTATTACATCAAAGTAAACATCATCCTTAAACCTGCCAAACTCATCTACATAAAATCTCATGTGCTTTGCATCTTCTACCCAAAGCTGCTTGACTACTTTCATCTCACCGCCTTGTACCCTGTCATAAACAATACTAACCCACACATCATCAAATATTTCCAACTGTCTTATCATTGCCTTAAACAATTCCATACCTGATATGTCTGCATCTCCTCTTGTCGGGTCTCTAAGTAAACTCTCTAAGATTTTTCTCTCTTCTTTGTCACCAGTGTCGCCTACTGCATGATACTCCCAGCCTTTTGCTACTGACTGCGAAGCAATACGCGAAATAACCGTCCTTAAATGCGAGTAACGGTCTGCTAGCTGTTCTAAGTACCTCTGGTCTATCGGAGGCAATATCGACTCTTGATATTGCGCATTTGTCCCCATAGCAGAATACACTGGAGTTCTTGCCTCTTTCATAATCTGATTAGTGTCGTTTACTATCATCTCTTCTAACGCAGATATTTTTCTAACAGGTTTGCGTCCAATTATCCTATCGTACCATGCCATGTATATCCTCCAATGTCTTCATTATGTTATTAAGCCTTTCTGTTTTCTGCAGCAAGTCAAGTCGTTTCTTTAATGACTTACTCCACCTGTGACCTGCATCACCGCCCATTTGCTTCCACATAACATAACCCTTACTCGGATTACGTCTGTCCCCAAAACCTTTGGCTGGTGGGTCTACCTTTTCATGCCTTCTATAATAGGTATCTATCTTTACTGCTGTATCATATCCTATATCTTTCTGCATACGTAATTTACGGTTTACCATTTTTGTCACCTTACCGCCGCCATACCCATGCATCTGACGTAAATCACGACCATCCATCGCTTCTTTCTTTACACCTTTAGGAATCTTGTACCTAGTTCTCTTATCTGCCATTATACTCCTTGACGTATTTTCTAAGCACAGGTTCTACCAAAACTCCAGTCGGAACATTCTCGGCCTTAGCAATCTCTTTCAAACTTTCTTTAGTGTCGTTGCTTATTCCGTAAATTTCCAACCGCGTTCGCTTTTTCATAAATGGTTGGATGTCATGCATATGCTTTATGTATATAAACTTTTCTATATGTAATCCCAACCAACAAATGCAAGACCCTTTTTGTTCATGCCTTTAATAGCTAACTCACACATCCACAACGCCATAACTGCATCAGGTGTGTGACCCTCTAACCTTCCGTTCTTACCATAAACCAACCTACTCAAACCATCCGTCAACTTTCTAGGGCCTGGTCTACTTGCTTCCCTTATTTCTTTTTGCCACGGAATCTGGTATCTCTCCTTCTCAAACTCCAAGGCCAACCCAGGTATGCCCACGTCATGACTGTGCTTTTCTCTGCCCGTGTTGTGTCCTTCGACTGGTAATCCCGCCAAATCCGACGCACTGTGGACAACCAACCTCTGATACCCATTTGATTCTATCATAATCGTTTCTGGATTAAAACGTTTCGCAAGTTCTCTTATCTTCAACACCTGTGTCTCTAACCAACCACTGCCCTGTGCCATTACCTTACCTGTCCAACTATACAAGAGTCTACGATGCTCCGTACGTTTATTATAAGCCACAATAACGTAGCTTGTCTCATCGTTTTGACTGTTCATACCCACAGCCAAGTCAACGCCCATAACGACGACTGTATCGTCATCGTACTCTGGAAGGCCCATATCTAACTTCTCATCCAAACAACGCTGTAATACCTCATAAGGAATCACAGCAGACTCTGGGTCTAACGGATTTAACATATACTCAGACTCAAATGCCCGACTTCCCATTGTCTCTTTTTCTTTGTCAAGTCTTTCTTGATTCCAATATTCAGGCCATCTAGGACTTCCGTCCTCTAAAAGCGCAGGATGCCTTACAACATTCCACTCTTTACTCTCAGATACCCAGTCTGTTATGTCGCCTACTCGTTTTTGAGTACCTACTAACAACATCTTAGACTCTGGAAGTCGCATTGGCAT